CGCAACCTCGGCGTGGGGGGTAGGGGGGAGTGATTCATTTGGTAGGTTAAGTTGGTTGGTTAACTTTGTGTGCAAATTTTGCACCCCTAGGGATGCAGATTTTGCACCCTCCCCCTGCAGATTTTGCACCCCTAGGGGTGCAGATTTTGCACCCCCACTATCTAGCGTAAGAACATACCTTGATGTAGTTTGCTTACCTTTCTCATTGAAACGGCTAATAACCTGTATGTAGCCCTTATCCTGTAGCGATTCAATCGCGTAGGCTACCGTCCGCCGCGAACACCCCATGTTCTTAGCCAGCGTGCTAAGCGACGGGAAGCAAGAACCGGCCTCGTCCGCGTATGAGGCGAGCATGAAAAGCGTAAATTTATCTTTCATTGAAAGACCATCAAGCTTTTGCACCTCAGCAATATGTAAAAAAGACATTTTAAATCCATCTTTTAAAGTGTGATAAGCAATACTTTCGGGGTGTGCCCGCATTCACAAACACACCCCGAAAATGCGATTACCGGCGCATCAGCCAACAAGCTCACCCGTGGAAATATCCACCCGATCACCACGGGCAGCCTCCAACTCAGCAAGCCGCAGCTTCAACTCCATAGCCCGGTTCTCAGCCTCAAGCCGCCGCGTCTCCGCGTCCATCACCTCAACCGCAGCCTGCCGCCGCTCAGCAATCGCCGTAAGCTTCTCCGGGCGGCACTCCTCAACTGACGTATCAACCCACGTAGCCAGCTCACGAAGCGCCGTCTTGCGCCACATAGCCTCGGGGTGCTTCTCCCACACTGGAGAGGGCCTATCCGTATTCGGGTTGCCCGAGGCCCGCATAGCCGCCTGGATACGGTCTTTACCCGCCCTGGCTACGTTCGAGATGCGGCCGTTTTTGAGGCGCGCATAGGCCACAGCGAAAAGCCGCTCGCCCCGCTGATCGTCCGGCGCGGGCTGGAATTTCGGTTCTTCATCAACCCCATACGTGAACGCCCACTTATCGCCGCTGTGCACCACGTAGCACACGATGTCATCAACGCGGCCCGCACGGTAAATCAACTCAATCAAGCCCTTATACCCCGTCACCGCGTTAATCTGCTTACCATACGGCACTAGGTAAAACTCGTCCGTGCCCGGCGCCAATCCCAGGCTAGCCGCCTTCTGAATTGCCGAAATGAACGCCTCACCGTTGTTCATCGCCGCCTGCATCAGCTTAGGATCAGCCTTCACCGTGGCTAGTACACCGCGCATCCAGTCATCCCCCATATCCCGCATGTGCGAGGGGAGGCTAGAAACCAGAAGCGGCTTCTGCGGCCGCACTAGCGACTGATCGAACTGCCGCAACAGCTCAAGATTCTTACTCATGTTGTTGTTCCCCTTTACTTTTAGTGTGTTTTCTTAGGCTTCGTGAAAGAAACATAGGGGCGGCCCTGCCCGCGCGCCATGCGCTTAGCAACGACCGATCCGCAGAACGTTCCCGTGCGCGCCATCTCCATATCGCCCGCTACGAGGGTCTTAGCCCGCGTCTCGGCGAGCTTCGCTAGGGCCGATAGGCGTACATGCCGTTTGGCGGCGTTAGCGGCCGCCGGTGAAAGCTCTACCGATTCGTCTTCAATCTCCGGGTGAATCGCCCGCATCGTCTCGTAAACATCGAAGTCACCGGCTTCTAGGCGGAAGTCCGGTACCTCTTCGGCGTGCAGGGAATCCATGAAATCGGTGCCCGCCGTTACCAGCTCACCAATGCGCGCATCATCACGCGGCACCACATACTCACGGAACTCAAGGCCGCCGAGCAGCACAGCCACATACGCTGTTTGCACGCCCGTGCACGCCAGCTGAAACTGAACCTGATCGTAGTAACCGGCCGGTATCTCAGCCGTGCCAGCCGCGCCCCAGCCGTCAGACCGGGCCGCCGTTTTAATCTCCAACAATCCGATAACGTTAGCGCCGGAGCCGGGGCCGTCCGCTATGATCCTGTCCGGTGTCGCCGCGAAAAAGCTGTGCGCCTCCCACCAGCGGCCCCCGCACTCACGCACCACCCACTCGGGGTGTTGCGCCTGGAACCAGGCCGCGACCGCAGGCTCTAGGATATGCCCGCGCTCCAAAACCGCCGGGTTAATAGGCTCCGGCGTGAACGTGCCCGCCATCTCATGCCACAGGGTGAACCGTGACGACCAGGGGGACGTGCCCATGACCGCCGGGATTTTAGACGCCGTGAGAAGCGTCCGCCACTCGGCTGTACCCGGCTGCGGGGCGTTACGCCGCCCCCTCCGCATCAACGTTGAGCATTTCATTATTCATCGCCTCCCATGCGCCCAATAATCAGTGCGATAGCCACGGCACCGAACGCGAAGCCCATACCGGCCCCGTTCCCCGCTTCCAGGCCGCCCGCGATACCCGCGTAGAGGCCCACCGCGCAGGCGCCGGTAAACACGGCAGCCGCGGCTAAAAAAATCATGTCCTTACTCATGTTGCTGTTCCCCTTATAGGTTTAGAAGGTAAATTCGTCGTCGCGCGCCTCGTCATAGCGGGCGCACCAGTCTATTTCTGCGCATTCGCCGTAGCATTCGGAGTGTAGGCATCGGCCGCACCAGTGCGGTTGCAGGTTCGGTTCACGCATATTTAGGCACCAGCCCGTAATTCTTGTCCATGTACCGGCGTATCTCCGCGCCCTCATAGAAGACTGAGCAGCCGCGGACGATCCCGCCTATTTCAGTGCCGCCTACCCGCACGAAATCAAGGTTTTTGCGGGCCGCCCGCCAATTGGCTAAAGTGCGAGGAGAGACACATAAAAATTCGGCTGTTTCCTTTGGGGTGTAGAGTCCTTCTAACTCAATGTTTGTTAAACTATTCATAGTTACTCCATTAGATTTGAATAACTAGGCTCAAACGTCGCCGCCCGGCTTTCNNNCTTTTATGCCCATACACAACCGGTGTGGTTGTGTCGTGCCCGCCGGTGGAATCGAACCACCGGTGCCGCATACATATGCCCCTAGCGCGCGGCCGCAACCATGTGCGGGCTAATCAGTGACGCGGGCGGGATTATCGAACTCAACGGATACTAGGGGGATGGGTTTTCACACGCCCCGCGTCACTCTCTATGCGTTTATCAATCAGCTAGCCCTAACCAGAATTTCCCCTCTGTCACTGGGTGCCCCTGGCGGCTCTAAAGTCTCTGTTGCTTCTGCAGCGGTCTATGCTGCTTTCGTCTTCTCTCGGGTGGTTACCATGTCGCTAAGCTCTAGCCCGGTTGCCCTGTGCAGTCTCGCTAGGTGCCCGATGCTCGGGCCTCGCCCTACACCGTTTCTCCAGTTAGCCAGCGTGTTTACGGATACTCCGAGGAAGTCTGCCAAGTCTGAATTGGTGTCTATTCCCAGGTTTGCTTTAGCCATCCTGAGAACATCGGGGTTCAGAATCTCAATCACTGTTGTTACCTCTGATTCACTTTCGTTCTCCCGTTTCCGGGTGGCTACGTAACCAGCATACACCAAAATTTTTGTAGAAAATGCCAATTTTTTAGCGATTATTCACAAAATTTTGTGAATTTCGCATGTTTACGGGGTAAAAACGGCCAAAAAAATTTTCACAACCAGTAAAAACTTAAACAGAAGGTGTAAAGTTAATTGCATGAGCCTAGGAAACTACATAAAACAAAAACTTGGACTGTCCGTAACCGCCCTATCCAGGGAAACAGGGCTAGAGTACAACTCCCTCTACCGGCGCATGCGCGGCGATCAGCCCTTCACGATCGACGACATGGTGGCGATACACCGGGCAACCGACCTTGACCTTCTGGAAATGCTCAAGGCCAACGGTTCGATCACCCCCGCCGAGGTAGCGGAACTGCGGGCCGCACCCGCGCCCGACCTCACCCACGCAACAGACAGTGCGCTAGGGGCCGAAGTCTTTCGCCGCCTCACTGAAAAACGCGAGGTAGACCCGTGGGAAACACTCACCGCCGCCTACGCGGCCGTATAGAGGAACAAGAGAGCGAGGAGTAACACCATATGGCGCGCCCACCCCTGCCCATAGGATCACACGGCCAAATCACGGTGCGAAAGACGAAAGGCGGGGCGTGGGTAGCCCGCGCCACCATGCGGGATGTCACCGGAAAACGCCGCGACATCACCGCACAGGCACCAACCAGAGCCGCAGCACACACCAAACTACAAGCCAAAATCGCGGCAAACGCCAGCGGCCCAGCCGCACCGCAAACACTAGGCGATGCTATCGACGCCTGGCGCGACACATACAGTGGAAAGTCTCACAACACCATAAAGCAGCGGGAGCAAATGGTGCGGCTGCATCTCACCGAATGGAGAGACCTGCAGCTAATCGAATGCACCGTGCCCACGCTAGACCGCATCATAACAGCGGCGGCCAAGCCTAGACGGGTAACTAGCATCAATGGCAAAAGAATTACTATCGGCGGCGTATGGGCCGCTAAAACAGTCCGAACAGTCCTAAACCTCATCATGCAAGAGGCCGTGCGATCAGGAACCATACCGTACAATACGGCGGCCGCTACCCGTGTTCCGCACACCCCACGGAAAAAGGCGCGCGCCCTAGCCCCGGCCGAAGTCAAAGAGATAATCGACATCGTAGATGCCGCCTCAGCACCCAACATCACCGGCTCCGGCCGGGCGCATTTCTGGTTCCCCGACATGGTGCGCGTGCTAGCTGGCACCGGCCTGCGCATCGGTGAATGCGTCGCCCTCAAATGGGCAGACTATGACCGGGCGCAGCGCACCCTGCACGTGCACGCAACCGCCATTATGGTAGGCGGCACACCGGTATGGCAGGATAAGACTAAGACGGGGGCCGAGCGGGTAGTGCACCTGCCGTCATGGTGTGCCGATGCCCTGGATGCGCGGGCGCGCCGGTTCAAGGCCAAGGCTGGGGATTATATTTTTATGAACCGCGACGGCGGCATGATTAGTCTAGGCACGCCTACTAAGCGGCTGCATGAGATGCTGCCCGGCCGGTTCGCATGGGTTACCCCGCACACTTTCCGCAGGACTGTTGCCACGACTCTTGAGCGTGAGCTAGGGATAGAGGCGGCGCAGGCGCAGCTCGGGCACGCCTCTGCATCCACGACGCAAATTTATGTGGCCAGGAGGACTATGGCTATCTATGGTGGAGCGCTTGAAAAATTAGGCGGTAAATCGGGAGGTCACGAGAAACTCACGGAAAACGAAATGCATTCTAGTGAATTGCCGGAGGGGCAAAATGACCCGGTTGAGCGCTTGATAGCTGAGCTTGAGGGGGTTGCCGTGAATCCCAGTGAATCCCAGTGAATAGGCACATTAGATATGTAGGAAATATCTATATAAACCCCGGAATCCCGGGGTTTTTCTTTGCGCTCGGGTGCCTAGTCACGGTTTATTCACGTTTTTGCTTCGTTTTTCTCCCGGTTTTGACTTGAACCAATTCTATACGGTGCGTATAGTATTGAGTGAGGGGGTACCCCCGAGAGCCAAAACACAAAAAGATGGAGACAACCAGAATGAAACCCGCAGCCGCATACATTGTCATCACCGAGCTATGGAGCGATGGCGTGAACCGCACCCGCCCGGGTGAAGGGAAATTCGCGGGCTACCGCACAATGGTGTACACGCCTAAGGCCGTAGGGCACACCACGCGGCTAGGCAAAATCATTTCACGCTCATACGGGCGATGGGATGCTACCGTGTCCGCAGCTGATGCGGTAGCGGCGCACGGTGAGAACCTGGCCGCCCTGGTTGGTTCACGTGGCCGCTATACAGTTGATGCTCTTGATGCTGAGGTGGCGCGTGAGATTACCGGGGATGCGGTGGGCGGGTACGCTATTAGCCTTAAGTGATTAGTTTCACTCGTAATAACTTGTATACGGACTATACGCCCTGTATAGTATTAGATGTAGGGGAAACCACCCCACAAGAAACAACAACAACCTAAGGAGCCGTGAAATGGCACGCACCTATTCAACCCGCAGCGAAGCTATCTACCGCGAAATCATCGAAGCTATCGAGGCCGGAGACGCAACCCGCGAAGAATACGACATCGACGCAATCGCAGACGCCGTACTAGGCGACTATGAAGACGGATTCGCCCTCAAAGTAGAGGAATCCGAATTTTGGGACACAGTAGCCGCATACGCGATCTAACCCAATAAACACCCGAAAGCCCCGCCCACCACGGGCGGGGCACCCAAAAAGGAGCAACCCAATGAAAAACCTCAAAATCCAGCGAATTAGCCGCGGCTACCACTACATCATGCAAGGCAACCTGCGGATAGGCACAATGGAACGTAGCGAAGGCGGCCCCGTCCCCGGCGGCGGGGAATGGGTTGCGACGTACTACCCCTCAAGTGCCGACCTCATGGCTAATCAGTGGGACAGGCACGGACAAGCAGTAGCACATGGGCGCACCATGAACGAATGCCTCAAAGAATTTGCAAACAAATACTAAGACAGGAACAGCACAATGGAAAAACAGTACATAGCCCGCGTAATCGAAAACGGGAAAATCACCGCAGAATGCACCGGAACCTTACAAGAACTAGCCGAATGGGCATACAGTGACAGCGTCGGCGAGTACTCCCGCTACATTGAGGAAGGAGAGCTGCATGACACCCCAGACGGTGCCTATGAATGGTTCATCGACCTACCCGAGGTGCAACAACATGTACGTGAAAAGCTAAGCTCACACGAGCTAGAAACCTGGTGGGACGACGACGAAGGAACATACGTAGTGCTGCACACCGAGCCGATGCCGCTAACACCTGAGGGCGTAGCCGCGTACATCACCCGCAGCGAAGAAAGCGTAAGCCACCACGGCAACCAATGGTGGGTAGAAGTCAAACCAGCCGAATAAAAAAGGAGGGGCGCCGCCCTTAAATCTCGCGCGG